TCTTTCAAATTTTATTTTCATATATCCTCCTAATTTTTTTGATAGAGAGCAAAAGCTCTCTATCTATTATTCATCACATACTACATAAGAGAAATAAGTATCTACATCACAAGGTTGTAATACTGGTCTTGACTCAGTAGTAATTTTTGCAACTTTTGGATTTGTTGTATCCAAATTTGAGTATCTTTTTGCCATGTGAATAATTCCTTCAGACATAAACACAATAGGAGCATATAAAATTTCTCCTTGTGAAGCTCCACCTACAACCATATTTGTAGGCATTAATTGTATTGGTTTTCCATCTACACCTATTACTTTTCTACTGTAAGAAAATAGTTCTACTCCATATGTTGTGTATGTACCTAGCCAAATAACACCTGGATGTATTCTTAAAACTTTTTTTACAAATTCATTTTGTAAATCTTTTGAAATAGCCTTTTTAAATTCTTCAGATTTTCTCAATAATTGAGCTGCTTTTGAACCTAAAATTATATTTTCTGTTTTTAGTCCATTTTCTTCACCTTTTTTAATCATTTCTTCTAAGCTGAATAAAGGTTCTACCCCAGCAGCACCCCATTTATGTGTGCTATCTAATGTTATTTTATTTCCAAGTTCATAGTTGACTTCATATTCTGCTTCTTTATCCCCTGATTTAACAATTCCAGTTGTTAAAAATTGTGAAACCATTAATTCAATTTTGTTAGTGATGTAGTTTTCTTGGTCTAATAAAACTCTTCCAATTTTTTCACCAACCATTTTTGCTGGGTTGTAATTTTCAATAGGTTGACCAGCCTCTCTTATAAACATATCTTTTGGTGTTAATGAATATTCAGGTCCTATTGAAGGAGCAATAATTACATTAGATTTTTTACTTCTTGAATACACAGGTCTACCTGCTTCCAAAGGTGTTAAATATGGTGCAACTGATTCTCCTGCCTTTGTATACTCTAAAATTATTTCTTCTGTTGGTACTGGTGTTCCTTTCTTAAAAAATAATTCAGTCAAAAAATTTCTTTTTACTTCCACATTTTCTCTAACTTTTCTTATTGTTTTTGGTGTATATAATCCTAACATTTACATTCCCCCTATTTTACAAATATTCCTAATTTTCTAAGTTCAATTGTTAATTCTTTTTCCTTGTTATTAAATTTAACAAAGTCTTTTATAAGACCACCTGTTAAAATTACTGTAACCTCTCCTGGTTCTTCTATTGTTTCATAAGAAACTCCATAAACATTTGTGTATGTTGTTCCATCATATTTTCCAAAGTTTTTTGAATTATCTAATGCAATAACATCACCAGCTTCCACTTTTGTTTTCAATGTTTGATTTATAGTTTCAACAGGAAAACTTCCTTGAAATATTCTCACATCAGTTGCTGAATAAATTTTATTTTTCATTGTTACCTCCTATTTTTCTTCATCATTATATGCATTTAATGCTGCTTTATATATTTCATCTTCTACTGAATTATCTCCTAAATCTGAATTAGAAGGAATTATTTTATCTAATCCAGCTTTTAATATATCATCTTTTGCTGCTTGAATTTCTTGATTTGCCTTATTGGCATTTGATACAAAAAATTCTGCCATAATATCTTTTGGTTCTCTTGGTTCTTCAAACTTTGCTTTATTAATAGTTTCTTTTTGACTATCATTTAAAGTTGGTATTTTATCAAGAGCCTGTATTCTTTCTCTTTCAGCCTTTATTGCAGCTTCTATTTTCTCTTTTTCACTATTTCCAATCTCATTAATGATTTGATTTTTATAATCATTCATCAATTTTGGATGTTCATTAATTAATTCTTGTATAGTTTTTTCCATATTTCTTCCTCCTGTTTTTTTCATATTTTCAATTTCTTTTAACTTTTCTTTTAGTAAGTCTTGATTAATAAAGTTTTCAATATGTAATTCATTTGATATATTTTTAATATTTTCTAATGAATTATCATTTTCAACAATTTCATCAACAAACCCAGCTTCAAGTGCTTCACTAGCACGATACCATTTTTCACCATTCATTTTTTCAGATATTTCTTCTCTGCTTAATTTAGATTTAGTACAATAAATATCCAGAATAGCTTCTTTCACTGTATCTAAAAGTTCTATTTGCTTTTTTAATTTTTCAGCATTTCCATAGGCAGAGGTCAAAGGATTGTGTATCATATATAATGCACCAGTTCCCATAATTACCTTAGTAGCACATAAAACTAAAAAACTTGCAGCACTTGCAGCCAAACCATCTATATATCCTGTAATTTCAATATTATTTACTTTGGCATAATCTTTTAAAAGATTATAAATAGCACTTGCTTCAAAGACATCTCCACCAGGAGAATTTACTCTTAAATTTATATGAGAAATATTTTTCAATTTTTGTAATTCTTTGGCAAAATTAGCTGAACTAACTTCCCCATATTCTTCCCAAGCCCATTTTGTAATAGTTCCATATATCCTAATTTCGGCAATATTTTCACTCAGATTTTTTATTTCAAAAAAATTATTTTTATGAGTTCTTTCCATTTTCTTTCACCCCCTTACGAATGGTTTTTAATTCCCTTTCAAGAAGAGCCAATTCTTTTTCTTCTTCAGCTCTTTCTCTAAAGATTTCTTCATAATCATATCCACTTGTAGCAGATATGATACTTCTACTTGTTGTATAATTTTCTAATTCTTTTGAGTTAGCATTTGCATCTTTCAAAGGATCTAATGATGATTTTCCTGCACCAACCCAAATACAACGAGTAAAAGCATAACGAATAGATGTGTCTTCAAAAAATCCAGGACAATCTATTTCTCCATTTCTTATAAGTTCTAAAACAAATTCTTCATAAATTGGTTGACAAAAAGTTCTTTCTAAAATTTTTCTTGAAACTTGAAATCTTTGATATGCTTCTTCTATTGAAGCCTTTGCAGCACTATATGAGTTTTTAAAACTTGACATTAAAACTTCTTTACTTATCTCTAAATTTGCACCTATTTCTTCGCATATTGCTTCAACAAAATCCTTAAAGTGCTTGTTTGGTCTATTAGTTGCAAATTCTTTTATTTTTTCTCCTGGTTTCCCTACAACCAAAGTTCCGTGATCTAGGGTTATTTTTTCTTCTTTTCTCTTCTTAGTTTCAATTGTTTTTTCATCATCTTCATCCATAGGTGTTCCAAAATTTCCAGCAAATCCCTCATCATCTGCATTTTCACTTTCTACTATAAGTCCTATCATTGCATTAATTACAGCTGCTGTAAGCTCTGAACTTTTATACCTACCCAATTGTTTTAATGAGAATATAATTGGTCCTAATATAGGAACTCCTCTTCTTTGTCCAATTCTTTCAGGTTCAAATATGTGTAAAATATTTTTTCTCCCTAAACTGTTAAATGCTGGATAAGCCTTTACAGTATAGTTAAAAGTATCTGCTGGATGAGAAGTGGCTATATAATAATTTTTTAATTCACCATTCTCATCAAATTCGACTCCTGCTCTTGTTTGAAGATTTGCACCAGGAGGACTTATCACTCTGTCAGCTTCAAGTAATTGCACACATAATTCTATGTCAACACCTTTCCTTTTTTTCCTTAATGGAATTGCAAAGGCATCTCCATTCATTACCCAACTTAGTTGAAGTAAAGACTGTAATCCATAAAAACTAAACATTCTACTTGCATCTGAATTTGGCGATAAAGCCCAAGCATTGAACTTATTTTTTATAATTCTTTCTAATTCTTTTGCTTTTTCTCTTTCTATGCCAAGATATGTATAATTTATTGTTGGTTTAGGAAGTAATCCACTTCCTACTGTCTTTGTCCTCATCTTTTTTAGTGCAGCTCCTGCTAAATCATTGTTCATATACAAGTTTCTTGATTTTGCTCTTAAATCATCAAGACTGTATAAAATATCTTCATCAGGACTATTTGATGAAACTCTCCAATTTTCTAAAACAGGATCATCTTTGTTTGAATAACCTTGCTCTATTTTCGCAAGATTATATATTTTTCTATCTTTTAGCCTATTAATCCCATTTCTAGGACTAATATAGCCAATTAATTTATCTAAAAGATTCATATTTCCCCCTATCTTGGAATTATTTGAATTGTTCTAGGACCTGAACTTCTCCTTTTTGCTTGTTGTAATCTATCTTCCCAAATTCTTATATTTTTTGCAATTTCTGTTGCATTAACTCTTGTGAGTACCCTTTTCCCAATTGTGTAACTTTGTCCTTTTGAAACTGCTAAATCTGCTTCTAACCAAGCATCCAAATGTGCTTGACATTGCTCTACTGTAAAACTCATTTTCTTGCTCCTTTTCTGTTGTATTTTTTATCATGTAAATCTATTGGAATTAATTCAATTGCAGCTGTATTATAATTTCTTAAATCTAGTGGTTCATTTCTTCTTCCATCAAGTATTTCCCAAGCTATTTTCATACCTCTTGGAGTAGATTTTTTTACTTTTACTTCAGCAGTTAAGCCTTTGAAATAATCTATTCCGTAACCTTGTGTACTTGCTTTTGGAAAATGACACTTTCCTGCTCCCTCTAAAATTGAAAGTCTAGAATATGTCAAATCTTTTAAAGCATTAACTCCTAAACTAAGCAAATTAATTTGTGGAGCACCTTTTTTTGTTGTTTTTCTAAATCCATTTAGAATATTAACTCCCCAAGCTCCTTGACCTTTAATTGCATAAATTCCTCTTTTTTCTTTTTTATAAACATATTTATAAACACTTCCAGTATGGTGTCCACCAGAGTCTATAAGAGTTGCAGCAATCATTAAATATTTTTTATTTTTAAAGTAAAATTTCTTTTTTAAAAATGTATCTAGTTGTTGCCATACCTCTTCTTTTCCAGGATCTCCTGGAAAATCCCTGTACATTATTCCATAACTTTCATATTCATAACCCCAACCAACTACTTCAACTTCAAGTCTGTTATCTTGAACATCGACACCTGCTGTTAATATAACCACATCATCATGTAGTTCAGCTCCATAATCTTCTCTTGTTTCATAGATAGCCTCATAATCCATTGCAGCTTCCAAATTAACTGAGAATGTTTTTCCCAATACAGTATTCATAAAAGTTCTGTATTGAAAATCATCATCTTTTACTTCAAGAAATTCTTTTACAATTTCTTTCCAAGTTACCCAAGGAGAAGCTAGAGCATTTAAATGAAATCCTCTATGTTCTTTTTCACCTGGAAATTTTGCTATCCATTTTCCATTAAGTTGTCTTTTGCTTTTCCATTCTTTTTCTTGTGAACTATGTCCACAAAATTTACATTCAAGTTCAGGCTCTTCTAAATCTAAATATTTTATTTGTTCAAAATCCAATGGTTGATATTCTCCACAAACTGGACAAGGTAAACACCATTCTTCTTGTGAACTTGCCAAATATAATAATTGAATTTTAGAAGTTGCATCATCTGTGGGAGTGGAAACTCTTATATTTTTACTATCATAAAAGTTATTAGTTCTCCTTTCAGCAAGTTTTACTGGATCTCCTTCTTTTCTTGCTGAAAGTGGAAATCTGTCTATTTCATCAAGTAAAGTTATTCTTATTGGTCTACTTGCTAATCCTGATGGTGAATTAGCTCCAACAAATCTTACATAACCACCTGGAAACATTTTTTCTTGAACAGTCCCCTCTTCTCTTTTATTAGTTTTACTTATTAATTTTTTTAAGATAGTAGTATCTCTAATCATTGGTTCAACTCTTTCCTTAGAAAATGACTTAGCATCATCTACTGTTGGTTGAACAAATAGAATAGGACAAGGATCAAGATGCATATATCTTCCTAATACATTAAGTAACATTTCTGTTTTACCTATTTGTGCAGAACACATCATAGTTATTTTTTTTGTTTCTATGTCAGTAATACACATCAAAATTTCTTTCATATATGGAGTTCTATTTGTATCCCATTTTCCAGCTTCTGCCGCACTTTCTCTTGATAAAATTCTATATTTATCAGCCCATTCAGCAACAGTTAAATCTTCTGCTGGTGCTAGAACTTCTTTTACAATATTTTCTATTAATCTTTTAGTGTGAGAACTAACCATCTATTTCTCCTATTTCTTGTTCTTCTTGATAACTATATTCAGTTAATTCTTCTAAAACATTATTTATTTCTTCTTTTAAAATTTTTTCAACTTCTAGTTGATTACTTTTATTTAAAATTAAAATACTTACTTTTTTAGGAATTGTTATCAATTTAGATTTAATTCTATAATTCATATCAGATACAATTCTTATTACATCTTTTTCAGAGTGGTACTCTTTCTTTAAAATTTTTAACTTAAATTCTTTTAAATCTTTTTCAGCTCTTTTTAATTCTGCTGCTTCATCTTTTCCAGAATTTTTTTCAACAAATATTTCAACTGCTTGAATAAAATTATATTTTCCAGGTGATACTCTTGCAGCTTTGAAATACTCTCTAACTTTTCTTTCTGAAAATTGAAATATCTTAGCCAATTTATTTTCAGTTGCTAATATCTCCTGCATTTTTCTCCTTTCACGCATGTCAAAATATTTTTGGCAAGGTTGAAAATTTTTCAAAATTTGATAGAGTTCGAGCCTCTTGGACCCTCTAACTAAGTTTTTCTCTGACAGTACCTTATTCTATAAGAACAAGTTGACCTGCCTTTTCTTTTTTCTTTGCTTCTTCCAATTTCAATTCATCAGTTAGCTTATATCCAAGCATCTCATTTATGATCCTGGTAGCTGTGGCTGAAGCAATGAACTGCTTCTCCTTTACTACTGTCTTGATTATTGAATGCCCATCAGGGGTTGATGAATCCGTGTATTCAACTCTTTCAACTCCTTTTATTCCCTCATCTCTAATCGTAACAAGTGCATTAAGATTTGCCATTACTCCATATCTAACATCATCTTTTAACTTTTCTCTTAGCTCTACTAATGTTCCAATTATCTTTGGATTCTTTTCTATATTTGCAGCCTTAGTCTTTTCACTATATCCTGCTTCTAATTTTGCTTCTTCTTTACTAAAACCACACATTCTAAACATAACATACTTAGTCTGTTTTTCTGTCAAGCCCTCAAAATTGGATATTTTTGCATTTTTTTCTTCTTGAATTTCCTTTCTAATTTCCTTATACTTTTCTAAATATCTTCTAATCCAGCTAGTAATTGTATTTAGATTATATTTAGTTCTTTTTTGTATTTCAGAATATAGGTTTTTCTTCTTTGTACTAAATTTTGTTATTTCAAGCTGAACATATAGTTCTAGCACTTTTAATTGCTTATCTGTGAATATTTCTTTTTTCATGTTACATCACCAGCATAGAGTTCACTTTTAACTTCATTCCAGTTATAAGTTTTTCCATTTCTTAAAAGTTTTATATCTTCTTTGCCCATTTCAGCATATCTCTTAACAA